ATGATAATCCCATCACCCAAAAGTTCAATCCATTTCTTCATAATTGTTCCCTCGCTTCTTCTATATTATCTAACGCCTTCTCTAGATAATACTGCACCTCAATGGCCTCGTCTTCAACCTTCTTTAATTCCGTTACAACATTACCCCAGTATACACTAGGGGGGGCTTTCATCTTCACCTACCATATATACCAGTTCATCCCTGAACCTACGCAATATATTGCGTAGCTCTTCGTTTTCTCTCGTGAGCTTTCCTATAATCTCTCGGAGTTCTCGGTTATCTTGTAATAATTCATCGCTTTTTACCATTGAATAACCTCGGTAATAGGAATATAACTACAAGCAAAAATATTGCTTGTAACGATGCGAACCCAAATTCAAATCTGGCGGTTACGACATTGGGTTCAATCGGGGATTCACCCATAGACATCTGCCAGAACATTAATGCCACAACAACTGTATTTATTAAGCCTATTACTAATGCTATTAACAGAATGGTCTTTCCCATCCCTTTATTTAGGCGTATTTCATTCTGAATCCAATGACCGATACATCATCGGCAGCATCATCAAGAACTAACACAATACCCACATAATCACCTACGGCAATACCAGTAAGTATACCAGATGCATCTACTTCAAATAGTTGATCCAAAGTCACATTATAGGTTGTGGCAGCATCAGTTTCGGTATGATTCTGATAATCTTCGCCTGGAGCACCATAATCTGAAATAATATTCCAATTGGCAGCAGCATCAGTTACCTGGGGCTTTACGAGTATAATTGCTTCTGTAAGGGTTAAAAAATCATCTGGCACAGCAAAGCTCATTCTAGCAGCATCATTCGCCGCATTAAGGCTTGCCACCGGCCAACGCCCGTCAGCAGTAATGCCATTCGTACCGAAGGTAACGGGAGACCATAATTCTTTTGTTTTGAGGAATATAAGATTATCCTTTAAATCTACATTCCATATTGATGCCGTTATTAAATCGCCTGTACTCCTTGTTGTCGGTGCCGTCCAGCCCATATTTATTATACCCCCTGATATCTTAATTTAATATGCCAATATTGTAGTTTCTCCGAGTTCGGAAAACCCCGCAGTTCCCAATACCCAATAAATAACATCATCGGCATCGCTTAATTCCCAAGTAGTTGTCCAATCACCTGTTCTGCCATCATATTCGTGGGCGATGCCTTCAATATGGTAATCCCTATCTATGGTAGCCTGATTTAACCTAACTGTAATTCTGGTACTTATGTCATAATTCAAAGCTTTGGGGAATAGATTGACCGGATCTCTATCGGGTTTAATAATTAAAGTTCTTGTTCTAAATGTGGCATCCTTATACCGACTGAGGCGATAATCAGCTTGGGCTAAAGCATCGGCATCAGTGGACATCAAAAGTCCCGTTTTAACTAAACTTCTTTGCCCATAAGTCGTTTGGCTTGTGGCATCACTGGCTGTTTGTTCTGTTCCACCACTACGTGTAACCCTGATATCATTAAATATAAATTGGTCATCATAGGAAGGTTCCAAATGCTTATATTTCTGTTCACCAGCATCATCACCGAAGGTTGCCTGGCTAGTTGTATAAGGTGATTTTAGCCTAGCGTGTCTATCTTGAAATTGAACATCGCCATCCCCAGCGATAAAGACGATCCCCATTTCCGAATCCTGCACAAGAAACAGGTGCTCCATAGCACTGACATTGGCCTGAGCGCCAGTGGCTATCATTGTGCTTTGTCCAGCATCTAAATCTCTATCCCCGGCAGGCCAACTCAATTCATCAAGCACATTGCCAACCCGAGTGCCACTTGCCTCTGCCGCCTCACCCGCATTATTCAATCTCAGCCTTGCTAGGTTTTTGATTAAATCAGCACATTGTAATGTCGTTACGGGTACTAGCCCTCCTTCGGTTAGCCAACTGGGTTGCCAAGCTTCAATGAAACCTGTATATAAATCATAGGTAGTCCCACTATAAGTGGCTCGTATATTTATTCTTTTACCCGGCAGAACATCGCCGTAATAAGCTCCCCCTGTATTATAAGGCCAATAATTACCGCTACTGTTATTAAGCAGAACCATAGCCGTGCCAGCTTCCATTCTATCCAGTTCATGCATTCTGCCTCTGTATGAACTAAAAGCGATAACATCTGATGTAATCGTAGTCCAAGTGGGGACTGCGGCAAAGGGGGCTGTATCAAAGGCTATTCTAACTGTCATCGTGGGCAAAGCCATATTAAAACCCTATATCTACATTTCTGTCTGCGGCCAACTTGAATTCCCGTCTTAAATCTCTGACTAAATCCGAAGTACGCCAAAGCGAACCAGCCACATTAATATTAATAGTATTTCCCAAAGTATTACCAACACCAGCAAATTGTTCCCCACCATGTGCCATTATAGGAACTGGCTGACCTATCGGGCCAGGAACTATGCCCCCAAATTGGAAGCTTGCATTAGGGACAGCCCTTTTACTATTACCTGCATATTCCCAATGATGGCCTGGTGGCAAAATGGCCTCGGATTCCGCTGGCATCCAGTGCATAGGCGTGGCCTCTCTAGGGGCTGGCGCCGTTACACCCCCGGCCCCACTAATACCAAGACCACCAAGCATTTTTTGTAAAGCAACTATTGCCGTAGCGGCAATCCCTGCACCAGCAGCTATCGCCGCCCACCCCCAAGGCCCAGCTGCTGCCAGCATGGCAATAAAGGCGATGGTAGCCCTTACAATAGCTGGTATTAGCGCAAAATTAATTAATTTAATGAAACCTGCTATAGCTAAAAATATAGCCCCAGTGGCGGCGAAGGCAACCCCAAATTTCAGAAATGCTTGTACCACCTCGGGATGTTCTTTGAGCCATTCCATTGCAGGCTTTAGCTTTTCGGTAAGCATTTGGACAAATTCTTCAAACTGGGGCATTACTGCTTCAGCGATAGTATTCCCTATACCAGTTAATGCGCCCTTCAATCTAGTCTTGGAATCCTCAAAAGATTCAGCAGCAGCAGCGGCTTCTGCATCAAATACTATATTAAGTTCGTGGGCTTCTTGCCTTAAAAATGCTATACTTTCCCCAGTTTCTTCCATCATCGGTATGAGCATTGTTCCAGCCCGACCGAAGATTTCCTGAGCGGTGGCCGCCTGTTCGGTATCATTGGCAAGTTGACCAATCGCTTCAGCTATTGTGAAAAATTGCTCTTCGGGCTTCATTGCCATCAAGTCTTCAACGCTGAGTCCTATCCTGTCAAACGACCTGATATATGTCTCTAATCCAGCATCGGCATCAACCAGGGATTTGCTCATCTTTTTGATGCCTTTTTCAAAATCAGTCAAACTTGTGCCAGTAATATCAGCTACATGGCGCATTTCAGAAAGGGCCTCAGTGCTTATTCCTGTCCGCCTTGCCATCTTGGCCACTTCATCGCCAGCCTGGGAGTAGCTATTAACCAATTTCGCCATACCACCGATAATAACTGCACCGACAGCAACCATACCAGCCCCAGCCTTAGCGAAATTCTTGGCCATCCTATCGGCGTTCATGCCGATAGCCTTCATCTTGCCAGAGGCTTTATCGTCAACATTTATTTTAATGTCAACTTCGCCCTTTTTAGCCATTATGTAACTCCGAGCAATTCACCCAAATTATAAATTGTATTCATATCAATCATAGAGCCGAGTTTTCCCTCGCTATCTATTTCTGGGTACTTATCCCTTATTCTCAGCCAAAGCATATAACGGATTGCCGCTGCCCTCCCATCGCCAAGAACCTTGTGGAATGGCTGGTCAAATTTATCCTCTATTTCAGCCATTAGATTAATATCCAAGGGTGCTAAATCATAGTAATTGCCATCATTGAGTTTAATTTTGTTAAGTTCTGGCGGCTTGGCTAGATTTCCCCCGGTGGCTCTATCCCTGCTTCCTTTGCCTTGTCCCACAATTCATTACCCCCTTTTTTGATTTGCCTTTGTGGCTTTCTACCTATAAAATCTTCAGGTCTCCTGCGGCGAGTTTTATCACTGGTTAATATGGCAGCTAATATACCCAAAGGATAATTTCTGTTATAATTGTCAGCATCCTTTTGATAGATTAATTCATTTACTAAAGTAACAATTTGGGCATAGGGTATTTGGCGGACATATTCTAAACTCCAACCCGTTTCCCGAATGACGAAGACTATAAGTTCATTATATTTATCAGTTTCCACAAAACACCATTTTGAGCGGAGCCTGAATTAGTTTGTTCAATGTATATTGTTTGGGTAATTCAGGGTTAACTAAACTTTGATTAGCCATTATAAGTTCCCCGTTTATTGAAAAATAAAAGGTAGCCAATAGTTTCCCCTCTACTTTTTCAAACATCCAGTAGTTTCCAGCTATGGCAATAGCTTCTGCCCTAGTTCTATTATAAAACAGAACATCTATTTGCCAATCCCTGAATCCACCTACTTGCCTACCGTCTATTTCCAACTTGCCTATTGCCCCGAAAGTCATGTTGTTGGTATTACCAAGGCCTCAGTTCCCTGGAAATCATAACTATAAACAACCACACCATCAACGGCAGTTGTCGCATGAAGCCCTGTTATAATGGCATTGCCCCTGAATTGCTGTGTGGCTGTGGCCGATTCCCTCAATTCCAAGCCAACCTGGGAACCAATGGTTAATGGTAATCCTTCCTTAAAGCCCTCAAAGGTTCCTGCCCAGCCTGCTAAACCAGGTGTATATGCTCTATGCCCACTGCTATCAAAACCAGTGGTATCAATAACATCTACTAATTGATCTAATGTCCAAGATTTGATACCAGCTACCGTTTTTGCCGCCCTTATATCATCAAGGTACAAATCAAATGCACCTGGATCATTGGCGGCCAATTTCGCCCCAACAGAAATTACTGCGTTTAGACCCGTAGTGGTAATTGTGGAAGCGCAATATTTCCATGTATTCGCTGCTAAAATGGGGATATCTGAATATACTGGCGAACCGCCCAAATCGGCAGTTTCGGATACACCAACTTGCAAATCGCCAGCAGTAGTGATGGCCACTGAACACTTGGCCCAATACATTAAGGTTGTATAGGATGTTATATCTACTGAGGTTATTACTTCGGTTGCTAATATATCGCCATTGTTTACCCCAGCACCGCATACCATTTTAACCGAATAACTACCGACCTTAGCATCAGTGCTAACAGCAGCGGAAGTGGCTGTGCCAACACCAGCTACGCTCCAAGCATCTTCACAATCTTCTAACAATTGCGATGCAACAAATACATCGCCACCAGTCCCTTTTAATCTTGCCATATCGCTCTCCTTATGCTGTCGGAATAGTTAATGCACCAGTACCCTGAAAATCGTAACTGTAAGTTACAATTCCATCAACCGATGTATTGGCGTGCAACCCGGTTACATAAGCCGTACCAGTGAATTTTTGCGTAGCTGTCTGCGATTCCTTGAGCGCCAAAGAAAGTGATGCACCAATGGTTAGGGGTGCTCCCTCCTTAGAACCCTCAAACGTGCCAGACCAACCGCTAAGCCCCACAATGAATTCACGAACGCCAGAACTATCAAATCCCGTACTATCCAGAGCGTCATAGATATAATCTATTGTCCAGGATTTGACACCCGTTACCTCAGATGCCGCATCGACCTGCCCGCCTGTTCCCGCTAATCTAGCCATATTGACCTCCTTTTATCCCCAAACTTGTAATTCAAATTCTGTACCTAAATATAAATAACCACCCCAACTTATCGCCCCAAATCCAGTATTCTCTGTTATTACAGAATCATCCGCTGTACTATTAAGTGTCGTGTCACCAGCAATGGCAGCCACAATCGAATAAGTTCCTGTCGGCTCTATGTAATCCAATN